TGGTTACCTGTAATCTTCTGAGCTGCCTGTTGTAGAGTTGTATATTCTTGTTCTAAAAATTGATTCAAATTCAAAATGTGATGGGCCTATTTAACAAAAAAACCGGATACTTTATATTTATCCGGTTTTCCTTTCTAGTAAATTGGGTTAATCCTCCTGTTTTGGTGGGATTATAATGTTAAGTGGACTATCAACTGTAACATCAGTTTCAGTCTTTTTAGGTACCACAAATGGACTTAGTTTGATTAAGAAATCAAGAGCTCCTTTTGGATCTGTTTCTGCAGTCCTATTAAGCCACTCTTGTATGTTATCTAAGTTGCCATTTAGGAGTTCAACATATCTTCTTTTAATTTCTTCAGTAGATTGATTCGTTGCTCCTTTCGGGCGGCCATTTGGGTTAGCACTTTGGCCTTTTTGCCAATTAGGATTTCCTGCCATGGTTTTTTTCTAAGTATTTAAGTAATAATTGTGAGTTCTTCTCAGTTTTAGGGTATTCTCTACTGAGTTTAACTACCTTTGGTTGTGGTTGTTTCTTCATGTTCTATTAGTTAGTGGCCCAATCTCCACAACCGTAGCAGTTTTGATCGCCATTATTAGAACTTGTAGCCCAACCTGGCTGAGTACCGTTACCGTATGGATAGTTTTTATACTTTCTCCAGTTAAAGAATTGAGAATTGGTTTGTAAGCCTGAGAAATAAGGTGTCTTTCTATCAGGAGCTTGTCCGTCATTTGTATTGTAGTTAGCATAAGCTGGATACAATGATGAACGGTTGTTAAGATAAATCTGCATTTGATCTACATAACTCTCCGCTACCATTCGAACCTCCGACTGTAAGAACTTAAGTTCATTCAAGTCGATAGAGCCACTGTGTTCTGCATCCGGGCTTAAGATAGATTTGTTAAAGATCTTATACTTAAGGAACGGAAGAGCGTGGTACATTGCATAGTTAACTAAGATCTGACCGATATAGTTATCTAATAAGAATTTGTTAGGGATTGAGATTTGACCTGCAATAATTTGATCTTTCAATTGTTGGTAGAAAGTCATACCAAGATAATTCATCAAGTAAATATCTTGGGCCTGGAGCACATAAGGAGTCAAGTCTTCAGGTGAAACTGACTCGTGGATTGAGGTGTAGCTTTTAAGCTTTTCCTCTGAGATAAAAAGTACGTTGTAAGCTGCCATTATTCTACTGCGGTTGTATTTTCGTTTGCCTCAACAATCTTGTTAGGCTCAATATAAAGTTCTACATCTGTATAACCTCTGTAGAACATTAAAGTATCCATAACTTTTAGCAATTGCTTTTGGATTGGTTTAACTACTGTAGATACGAAATGTTCGTAAGCTACTAGGATTTCATCTTTATTACTACCTAATCCTGTTCCACCTTCGTGATAGAGACCTAAGAGTAGAGGACTTGTAATTCTATGTGCTGATAAGATTCTGCTTGTTACTCTACTTTCAATTGTAGCAAACATAGCATCGTTAGCACCTGGGATTGGAGTAACCGTTGGCTCGTGTTCTTTATCATCGCTAAATGCAATGAATGCCTTACCTGAATTTTCAGAGCCGCGGAACGCCATAGTGATCTCGTCGTAAATCTCTTCGCGGGCCTCAGGATCAGGAATACCGTTATTAAGACCAATGAAAAGACCTGGAAACATACCATTTGCGATGTTACTTAGGTTGAACTTAGAGATCTCAACGTCCATCTGAATATCATTCAATCCACCTGCATAACTTGGTAATGGATAGAATAGATTGCCAGGTTCGTAATCGAAAAAGTAGAGTACTTGTGAAGGATGAGTATCTGCTTTACTTGGATCAAAAGCACAGTACTCAATTGGTCTGTGCTTACGGATCTGGCCCCAATCAGATGAGTAATAGTAGTACTCTGGCTTTTCAATACCTGGAACCCAAATACCAGATCTTACTTTAGTAAAATCCATGTGGTAGAATTCTGCAATAGTCTCTCCGTCATTTGCAAATATAATGTTCAATGCGAAGCCTCCGAAGGTAATGTAGTCCAATGCAACTTTCTCAAAGACCTCATTCCAACTCTCATGTGGATTAGCTCTTTTAAGCAGGTAGTTTTGATCCTCCATTCTGGTCTTAAGACCTTGACCTAGGACTGCATCCAATTTACTGGTAATAGCAGTTCTATTCATGGCTGACTTTTGGAAAAGACCTGCAACGAATCCAGGAAACAGGTTATCATCTCCGTAAGAAATCCACTTATTACCTGATCTTTCAATGAAATTAGGTAGGTTTACCTCTATTCTGTCTACGTTAAACGTATAATAATTCTTGTTTGTCGACATATCTTGTCTTAATTTCTTTTTATTAAATATAAAAGTTGGCTAGTTTGACATTAATTTAGATCAATATCGTAGTATTCAGCGCAATCTATGGTGGCTTGGACCGCCTCATACCATTCTAATTGCTTGTATTCTTCAATTATAAGGCGCAGAACCTCATCAATTGCAAATAAGTCGTCACCATAACTTAACTCTTCATTAAGTTGATTTTGCCTGTATCTTGCATCACGCATAATTACTTTCCAAATAAGCATCTTAACAGTTTGCCTCATCGTAAAGTAATCTTTAATGGCTACCTCAAAAGTCAAAGCCATTGGTGAGAATTCTTTTGTATTTCCCATAAAGCCCTTTTCTTGTTTTATGGCCTTCTTGTTCGACCAGGTTATTATTAAAGCAACCTAAAAGATAAATCCATACCATAACACATCTTTCATCGGTTAACGTTTTAATAACGGTATTTGCATCTTTGCCAAAACCTCGTACTAATTTAATTCTGTAACCGTAAGCATCTTCTGCTACATCTGCCATGTCTATCCATTTAGACCATTCTCGCTCTTGTATATAAATATGCGGATAGTAACCTTCTATGCCAAGTATCGATCTAATATCTGTATTGTAGAGTCTAAATATATTCTTGTTACCATATGTTAAGCCTAACTTGTAAAGGTAAGCTAAGAATAGCAATTCGTTTTGATTTTCTACATTTTCGAAATATCTTGGTATAGTGATTTCAATCTTCATCTTAATTTTTATTTGATAAGTTATATATTAAGCTTTTTGACCGGCGATATTGGCTTCGCCAATATGCCGTTCAGTTGAATGTGTAACATTCAACTATTTCAGATTGGTATAGATTAGCTTACTTTTTGGTATTTAAGTTAGACTTGTTTAAACCCTATTATCCCCTTAGAGGCGGACCTTCTTTGACCAGCTATCACTAGTGGCGATATTAACTTAATACTTATACCGTGCCGTACGATGGCTTTCGCCTACACCTACAGAGTTTCCTAGACTCCCCACGGATTTCATATTTAAGTCCTTTTCAACGCTATCGGGGACATCTCAATTACTATTTGTAATCTACAACCCGACGTCTGTCCATCCTACTTAGTACTTGCCTCGAATGGAGTGATCTTGCGACCGCGTTTATTTACTATTTAGATTCTTATGGATCTTAGAAACCCATTGTTTACGTTTCCTTTTAGGCTTGAGTTTTAATTCAAGCTCCAACTCTTGTTCCCAAGATAAAGGAATGTATTTAATAGGTTTCTTCATAGTAGTTGTACGTATAGTCTATTTATTGTTTCAAGCTACGTAAAAAAGTCGGATCGACTAAAAATATTAACATAATATGTTATCAGCCCGAGTATATAAATCATGAAAAAAGGCCAATCTAATACCTTCCATGCTAGACCTCGTCGTAAGCGTAAAGGTGTTCATTCTAAAAAGAAGAAAGCTGCGAAGAAATATCGTGGCCAAGGCGGAAGACGTTAATTTCTCTTCCACCATCTACAAATTGAAGATACGGTACCGCTCGGAATACCGGTTAAAGCTGCTATCTTATGGTATGTGTGTCCTTCAGCTCGTAAGTCTCTGACAAGAGTATACTTTTCCATCTTTGAATCATAGGCATCGAGTACAACTCTAATCTGATCGTATTCATTATTAGCCAATTCCATATTACCACTCCTACGCATATCATAACCGTGACGGATGTTCTGTTTGTAACTTGCCCATTCAAGGTTGTCAACGTGATTATTTAGTGGATTACCATCAATATGATTGACTGTTCTCAAATTTTCAGGGTTCGGAATGAAAGCCATTGCTACCAATCGGTGGACATACTTACTCGGAGCATAGTTAATTGAAAGTGCAGCATAACGTTTACCGACATGACCACCTGTGAGGTAAATACGTGGCCAGTGGACTAAGTCGTTATAGTTGTTAGTAACTTTTACACGGCCATGATCTGAGATCCACCAGAATGATTTGTGGTCGTATTCTGGTATGTTCTTCCAGTTACCTACTGCCTTATTTGATTCGAGAAAGAGTTCCCATCTTTCGTTTGCAATTGTTGTTGTTTCCATTTTACTTGTTTATTTTTATATTATATAATATATGTATCTAAATAAATGTTTCAATTTTTCTGAAACAAATAAGTTGGCAAATATATAATTACAGAAGATGTCCAATTTTGTTTTCATGTTTTGATGTTATTTTTTTACTTTCCTCATGACATCTTTGTTAATACCTTTCTGGATTAACTAAAAAGGCTACCGTTTCTGGTAGCCTTTTCTTTTTTAGAATAAATTGTTTGTTGTTGGTTTCGGAGGTTCAGCACTTTTATAGGTTCGATTCTCTATAATCGCTTGGATTACCTTCTTACTAACTCCGTATTCTTGAGCTAGTTTCTGCTTGCCAGTACCCAAACGATTAGCCTCTCTAATCTTCTCAGCTTGGTACATGGATAACTTTCTGTCTGCTAATGTGTACATAGTCTCTGCTTAAATTATTATGGGTCCCCCTTAAAGTAACTCACCTTTCGGAAAGACCCATAATTATATGCTAGTTACAGAGATTTGTTTCAATTATTTAATAAGGATCCAAAGAGATCCATTAGTGTCCGCTTGATAAAGTACAGTACTTAAATTTACAGGAGCAGTTAAAGTACTATCATGTACGATGTTTAAATCTCTTGCTCTATAAAATGTATTATCACCAAAAGAATTACCCCCATTACCTGACCAAATAGCCTCGTTCCAAGTAGAAACCTCAATGCCTGATTTATCAGCACCTATTACAATTCCAACTGCGCCATAAGTACTTGCAGGCATTGTAAATGGAGAGCCTAATGTAAAAGTTTTAATACCAGCACCTGATGCATCAACAGTGCCTAAATTTACAAGACGATTACCCATAATTAATTTACCATTGACATCTGTTGTCAATTCGTAAATACCACCCCAACAATTACCGCCTGCTGCAGCAACAGATACATTAATTCTTACTGCATTAATAATTTCACCTTCACTTAATGAAAAGATTGAGTATCTAGAATTTTGATCTGAAACACCTAAAGAACCTACACTATAACCAGTTGTTGCTACCCATGTTTTCCAAGAATCATTCCAGTTTTGAGTTTTAATTGGAGGTAATGCAATTAAAGGTGTTGCTGCAGTTGCTCCACCTCCGCCGGAGGTGCCTGAAGATCCGGAGGTACCACTAGTACCAGCAGCACCTTGTGCTCCACTTGTACCAGATGTACCGCTTGTACCAGGAGTACCTTGTGCTCCACTAGTTCCAGATGTACCTGAAGTTCCATTAATACCAGATGTTCCTGACGTCCCGGAGGTTCCGCTACCAATACCAACTACAGTTGCAGCGGTAAAATCTTGAGTACCTGAATAACTCATTCCAGATGTAGATACTCTTACTGGTATGTCATTACCAAAACCATCAGATAAAGATTTTAAAGTACCATCAACTGCGGTATTATCTCCGACTTTAATTAAAGCATCGTATGTTGTTTGGACTGTTTGTCCTGTTAATGTTTGTCCCATTTTTATATTTTATTTTGTTTATGATTTTAAATATTGATAAGAATCAATCAAGACTGTAGTTGTTACATTAGTACCGAAATTAAAATCAAGACCAAAAATATAAGGTTTTGGCTGTGTATAATTACCACTTTCAGCACCATTATTTGTAACTGTAACACTAATATCTGTCCAAGTACTATTATTAATTGCAGTAGGAGTTGAGAATTGTTGAGTATTAATATTAAAAGAAGGATTAATAACCGTATTTAAAGTTGTAGTACCTATATTTAAACCTCCAATAGATCTAATAGATGCGTTTAATGTTGATAAAGAACTACCTGTTTTAATTTTACATTTAGCACTAAATGTTACAGATTGACCTGGGTTTAAATAAATTAATGCTAAACCAGGTCCGTAACGGCCGTTAGCAGTTCCATACCAAGAGGTAAATTCTAGACAGTTATCTCCACTAAATTGATCAACTGTATTATATTTTATAGAACCATATCCAGTTGGATATGTGTCATTACTAACACCATTATTACCTATTAATCTGGCACCACCTTGACTTGATCCCACCCAATTTGTAATATTCGATGGATTATTATTAATATTTGTTCTACCAAATAAAGGTGAAATAGTTGATAAATCACCTGGATATGTTATAGTATATGGTGAACCTGTGCCATTAAATGGCGTCTCACCATATAAAGAATTAAGTTTACCAACCCAAGCACTTGGAATAGTACAATTTAAATTTACTGGTGAAACACCAAAAGTAGGTCCAAAACCATTAAATTGATCACGAATCCTAAAATTTATAGAACCACCACCACCTTGTAAAGCAAATAAATTATTAGCAGTACCAAGTACATTAACTAAATTTATAGTAGACCAATTACTAGGTTGTACTTGGCCTAAAAGTGCAGCTATATTAATACCTTTAATACCGTCGACTATATTAGCATTTGTAGATCTTATAGTAATATTTCTTATAACTATTTGTAATATATCATTAGTAGTTGTAGATCCTAAAGGTTTCCATGCGGATGTTAAACCCCAGTTATACAAGTTATAACCAAAAGAAACATAATGAATATTATCCTCATAGTATATTACAGAATTTATTTGCTGTGTTAAAGTAACAAATCTATTAGCAAGATCTATATTAGTAAAATGGCAATTATTAATATAGGATGAATAAGCAGTTGTACTCGATGTGTTTGGTACCGAATCCCATATTTGTATATAACCAAATCTAATATTTTCTAATCTTTTAAAAGAGAAGTTTTGAATAACAGAACTATTTATTAAAGTAGAATTAGTATGAGCAAAATCTTTAAAAACAAATCCAGCTAATTGATTTGTACATCTAAAAATATAACCACCATTACTGACAGATGTATTTTGAAAAGTACTTAAACTACTACGCGTAAATGTAGTTACACCCTGTAAAGTTTTAGTTGTAAAATTACCAGGTGTCCAACCACCTGAAATAACTACACTTTCAGTATCTGGATTAAAGTTATAATTTTTATTAACAAAATTATCAAGTGCCGTATTAAAAGCTGTAACAGCAAATGTAACAGGATTCTCAATTCTATAAATATTTACAGTTTCACCAGTTAATAATTGTGTACCGTTAAAAGTACTCGAACCAGTGTTATTATTACCACCGAATGTTAAAGTAGTTGCTGTTACACTTATAAGAGATCTATATGGAACGGGAATTAAACCACTAGAACTACCTTCAAGTATTAATGGTGTAAAAATATCAATACTAGATGTATAATTAGCAGTTGTGGTAATATTACCAAATTGACCAGTTACAGTACCTGTACCCACAAGAGTTCTTGTTGAGTTATCTGCAATTCTCACCTCATCTCCTACAATAAATCCAGCACCTGAATTTATAAAGTTTTCTAACGCTGCAATCGATTTAAAAGGAGCTGCTGGTGTACCATTTCCTGTTGAATCACTACCGTTAATATAATCTACGCAATAAAAAGCCATAATGTTTTATTTTTTTATTCAAATATTCTTAATAGACCAAATGTATTAACAGTTTTAGATGTTTCATCTGGATTTGGAGATAATATTCTTAATAGACCGAATGTATCTACTACAACCGGTGTGGGTGTTGGTCCTGCAGACCAAATAAGATTAGAACCTCTATAAACTTTATTTACTTGATTACTACCTCTTTTAAGGTTAGTAATATTTGTTATGTTTCTTTTGATTGCTCCCATTAGTCTATGAAATATAATGTTGTTGCAGAATAAGTACCAAGAGCATCATATTGTGCTTGAGTACCAGACCACACGTTTGTAATTGTATTTGGACCGCTTGTGGTAATTGTACCAGCAGGAGTCGTCCCGGAGGTTCCGGATGTTCCGGAGGTACCCGCAGCACCTGATACTCCAGATGTTCCGCTAGTCCCTGAGATACCACTAGTTCCAGAGGTACCTGCACTACCAGGTTCTCCATTTGTTCCACTTGTTCCAGATGTTCCATTAACACCACTTGTTCCAGATGGAGTTGTTACTACAATAAATAGGACCTGATCGTTATTTGAGAACGAGTGAGTAGACGTATTTAAAGTTACTCCATAAGTCCAATATGTAGCATTATCTGTTCTACTTGTAATTGTCCAAGTTTGATAATTTAAGTGGCTAGCTTTATCTTGGATAGTAATAATACTACCAACCGCTAAATTACCTAAGAAAAGATCTACGTTAATATTACCCTGTTCTAATTCTGAAACATTAATTTCAGTAGCATTTTGTTGAACTGCATTATTCCAAAGAAGATGGCCATTTGTCGGAGCTCCTGATTGAGTATTTGTAGTTGCTTGGTAATTAAAGAATGAGTTTGAAATACCATCACGACCACTGGTTCCAGAAGAACCATCAGTACCTGAGATACCACTTGTTCCAGATGTGCCCGCTACACCATCAGTTCCGGAAGATCCTGAAATACCACTTGTACCAGAACTACC